ATTACGGAGCAAAATCTTAGAGACGTTCAAGTTCAACAAGAACTGATCCGTGATTACCTGAAAGACTACGAACCAAGTGAAGAACTCCTCAAAGAAGTCTTCTCGCTCAACGAGCGGTTCAACAAAGAAGCCGAGGAAAACGAGGAAGTTGCTCGCAACGTCAACTGGTCGCTCAAGCACCTTGAGTGGGATAACCTGTTTTGTTATGGCGAGGGAAACAAAATAGATTTTGAAAATATTCGCGGTCTAGTGGGCATCTTCGGTAAGAACTACTCAGGCAAGTCTTCTGTAGTGGACTCTCTGCTTTATACGCTTTACAACTCCACCTCAAAGAATGTTCGTAAGAATGTGAACGTTATCAACGACCATAAACCATCTGGTCGAGGCAAAGTAAAGATTCAAGTAGGCACAAAGCTTTACACCATCGAACGCACAAGCGATAAATACGAAAAGAAGCTCCGTGGTCAAGTGACCACCGAGGCTCGCACTGACGTCAAGTTCAGTGTTATTGACCTTGCCACAGGCGATGAGCAAATTCTTGACTCCACAGATCGCAACGGAACTGACGCTCGTATTCGTCACACCTTTGGAACTATGGAAGACTTTCTAACGACCTCTATGTCTTCACAGTTGGGCGCACTTGATTTTATCAGTGAGGGTTCAACCAAGCGAAAAGAAATTCTTGCTAAGTTTTTGGATTTGGAGTTTTTCGATAAAAAGTTTAAGCTAGCAAAGAAAGATAGCTCTGATACAAAAGGTTACCTCAAAAAGCTGGAGACCTTCGATCTAGATGCTGATGAAGAGATCATCACAAGCAAACAAGAAGAGGTGCTAAGCAAGATTCAGCAAAACGAACAGCGTTGTGAAGATTATGAGAACAAGCTAGAAAAATTAAAAGAAAAGCTGCAAGAGACAAATGATAAGCTTGACTCTATCCCAGAGGATATTATTGATGCTCCGCTTGTAGAAAATCAGATAAGCAATGCTGAGCTTCTTATCGATAACATCGATAGGAACATAGACAACTATCACAAGAAGATTGGAGAGTCAAGTATTTTTTTGGAGGACGCAAAACAACTTCTCTCGCAGTTTGACGAAAAGGCTCTGACGGAAGAAGCCGAGGAAAACACAAAACTAAAAGAAAACTTGACTTCTTTGCTAAACGAGCGTAAAGAAACTGAGCGCAACTTGGAACTATACAACAAGCGTATTGGTATTCTTGACGACATTCCTTGCGGAGACAAGTACAAGACCTCTTGTAAGTTTATTGAGAACGCTTTTGCTGCACAGGACTTGATACCTGCTGCAAATCTTTCCCTTGCTGTTGCAGAGGAAAAGAGTATTTCTCTACGACAGAAGTTGGACAACAGTCAGGCTGACCACCTTCTTGGAAAGATTAGTTCTCTCAAAACAAAAGTTTTGGAAGGCGAGCACACCATTACTTCCTTACAACTTTTAGTAAGCAAAGAGGAGCAGAAGCGTTCTGCCACTGAAAAACAGATAAATGAACTGCGTGAGAAGTTGGACTACTATGAGAAAAATAAGGAAGCCATTGTAAATGCCGCCCTGCTCCAAGAGAATAAGCGTGAGCTAGAGTTGGATATACATGATTCAAAACGTGATTGCAATACTTGTCGTGAAGACCTGCTAAACCTTCACAAGCAGGAGGGCTCTTTACAAGCACAGTTGGCTGAGAACCATAATAAACGGACAGAACTAGAGAAAACCCGTCGTGAGTTCTCCGCATACGATCTTTTTATGAAGTGTATGCACCCAAATGGCATCGCTTTCGGGATTATTAAGAACAAACTCCCAATAATCAACGAGGCTGTCACTCAGGTGTTGTCAAACGTCGTAGACTTTAACGTTTATTTTGAGGACAACGGTCGTAAGCTAGATATCTTTATTCAGCACAAAGGACAAGAAGCCCGTCCACTGGAGATTGGCTCAGGTGCTGAGAAGACACTTGCGGCGATGGCAATCCGCATTGCTCTATTGAATGTTAGTAATATGCCAAAGTCAGACATTATGATCATGGATGAACCAGGGACTGCTCTTGACGCCAATAACATGGAAGGCTTCACTAGGATCTTAGATATTCTCAGAGAGCATTTTAAAACAACTTTACTAATTACTCATATCGACGGTCTGAAAGATTCAGTCGAAAAAGTCATTACAGTTGCAAACAATGATGGCTTTGCACATATAGAGGAATAAAATGATGACAGCAGTAAAAGCATTTGCCGACCAACACTTAGAGAGATTTATGTCTAAGAAGTTGCTCGTTTGGCTAACAACAACAGGACTTCTCTTAGCAGAAAAGGTAGATTCAGAACAGTGGATAATAATCGCCACAGCATATGTCGGCACACAGGGCTTCGTTGATATCGTGGGTCGCCTCAAAGGTAAATGATGAACTGGTTATTGATTAAACAGATCCTTCAGAAAGTATGGTTTTATGTTAAAAACTATTGGTGGGTCGGAGCCCTTGTAGCACTGGGCTTCTTCTTGCACAAGTTTTTCTTGTATGATAAAGACGTATTTTTGAAACTTTACGAGGATAAGGCTAAACAAAACGAAAAGGAACTCAAAGTACTCAATGATGCCCAACAGCACGAACGTGAGGAAAAAGAACGAGTCCGCACAGACCACAAACTCCTTCTCAATGAACTAGAAGCCGAAAAAGAGAAGTCAGGCGAAAAGGTCAAGAAAGAAGAAAAGAAAAGATTAAAACAGGTCTTAGAGATGCCAAAGGAGGAGAGAGCCAAAGCGCTCGCTGATGAGTTTGGTTTTGAGATCGTTGAGGTAGAAGAGTGAAGCTAACAGCGACATTTCTTTTAATCATACTGGTGCCTTCCCTTTGCTTTGCGAACGGGAAGGTTGCCGCTATTAAAAAGGGACAGCGTGCCCCATTTGATGGTATTCTTTTGGATCGCCAAGCAGAAGCCACAATGGCAGCTAAACGCGAGTCAGCAGTTAAGATATGCGATATGGATAAAAACTTCTCAATAAAGAAGTTAACAGCCGAGTGCAGTTTTGAAAAAAGACTGTTAACAATCGAGAGAGACACGAACAAAAAAAAGTTTTCTGAACTCATGGCACTTAAAAACGCAGAGGTTAAAAGATTAACCGACGCTGTAGCCAAGTCAAAGAAACCTGATTACACTAAGTTGTGGTTTGTTGGCGGCTTCGTTGCTGGGGTGGGATTGTCCATAGGTATATTTTATGCAGCAGCACAGGCAGCAAAATAATGAAGTGGACATCACAACAACTTTATAATAAAATATCTAGTTCTATCCAAGCTGGAGAAAACGTTGCTATATCTGGTAACGGAAGCACACTAACCATATCTTCTACAGCCGCAGGTGGTGGTGGCGGTGGTGGCAATGCGTTTGCCACAGCATCTGTCTCAGGAGAAGACAACATTCTCGCAAACTCCTCCTCTGGTTCAATTACTTTTGCAGCAGGCTCTGGTATCTCTCTCGCAACTAATGCTAGCACAGATACACTAACGATCACTGCAACTGGTGGTGGTGGAGGAACAACATTCAAGCAATGGGATGCAATGGCTCCCCCTAGCACAGCTAATGCTCTTGATGATGAGTTCTCAGGTTCCCTTTCGGGTTGGTCTACTTGGAACGCAGGTAGTGTCACATTTTCAGCTACAACAGACACCACGCGAGAGATGTTGGTTATAGAATGTGATACGGTCCCAGGCGATAGACTTGTTGGTATTTACAAAGCAGCCCCAACTGCTTCATCTGGAGATTATACATATGCTTTTTGGTCAAAAGTAAGTTGGGTTTCTCTGGATGACACCAACTTTCCAAATGTTGGTATTTTTATCGCTGAAGATATTGCCGGTAGTCCAACATCAGCAAAAGCATGGAACTGTGTTATCGCTCGCGAGCAAGGCATTTTCCAAATTAGAGCCCAGATCTGGAACAGCTACACTTCTTACGGTGGAGCAAGCGTAAATAATATTTATAGGTCGTTTTCTTACTTGAGAATCCGAGTTTCATACGCAAGTAGCGGCAATACAACAACTTATAACTTTGAGCACTCAGCCGATGGTGTTGGCTGGTTCCAACTGGTTCAAAGAACTTACACAGGACACTTACCATACATCGGATTTTTGATTAACAACGTTCAAGGTTCAGATAAAATACAAGGTTGGTGCGACTTTTTCAGAGTCTATGATGACTACGAGTTCTACTACCCACCATCTGGTTCATTGGTTGAACGCACCCTAGCGTAAGAGGTAAAATGAAAGACCAAAACTACATCGCCAAACTAGAAAAGGCGATAGCAGATAAATACGGCGATGCCGCAGTTCAAAATCCAAAAGCAAATTGGAACAAAGATAAGGAGGAAGAATACCTCCAAGAACTAAAAAAAATAAACGAAAAACACTTTGCTCAAGAAGAACTCCAAGAGAAGGTGGAGCAAGAGGGTGTTTTATTGAGTAAAAAACTACTTATGAGGAGTGGCAATACTTCTTGCCCCCAATGTGGTAAATACGACCTCACCGCTCGTGATGAAATATTTGTTTTACGTTGGGAGTGCTGTGAAACATGTCACATAAAATATGTCGAAGGGCGTGAGGAACGCTGGCGACAAGGTTGGAGACCAAATAATGGCTAAGGCAGACGTAAAAATTCTACAAGATCTATCAATGGCAGCAGGACGCCTCTACGACGGCGCTGTTGACTTTGAGGGCAACCCAGTTGAAATGGGATTAAAAAGAGAAAAGCTCCCAAGCACAAATCGTAAATTTATTGATGGTGCTAAGGTCCGTTTCGCAGGTGACAAAATCATCGTTACTTACGAAGCCGAGACTAAACTGAAAAGAGTTTACAAAAATGGCATCAACGGTTTCCAAAACGACATGGATGATATGATCCAAAAGATTGTCGATGGTCTCAAAAAGAACTACCGTCAGATTGCTGGCAAAGGCATTACACTGACACCCGAAGGCGACGAGTCCAAAGTGACCGTTGATTATGTTTCACGCCAACGCACACTTGTACAAGCAGTACGTGCGTATCGCATCACAGCCCTTTCAGACGTTATGGCTGCAACTGGTGCAGAAGTTAATAAAAGAAGCATGACCGACGCTTACAAAAAGTTCTTGGAGCAGGGTGGCTTTGGCAAACGTCCAGACAATGACACTCGCCCCAACGATGCTTAATGTCTTATCAACTGAACAAACAACAAAAAGTTCAAGAAATCCTGAGAGCAGGTAAAGACCCAGTTTACTTTATAAAAAACTATTGTAAAATCTCACACCCTCTCAGGGGTCTTATCCCATTTAAACTATACCCGTTTCAAGAAGACGCGATTCGCGACTTCAACGATTATCGTTTTAATGTGATTCTTAAAGCACGTCAGTTAGGTATTTCAACCACAGCCGCTGCTTATATCTCTTGGATGCTTCTTTTCCACAGAGATAAAAACGTGCTTGTAGTCGCAACAAAACTTGCAACAGCAGCAAACCTCGTAAAGAAAGTAAAGTCCATTTTCAAGAACCTTCCTGATTGGATGATGATTTCAAAAATCACCATCGACAACAGGACTTCTTTTGAGTTGGCTAACGGCTCACAAATTAAAGCATCTTCAACATCAGGTGACGCAGGTCGTTCAGAAGCCTTGACCCTCTTAGTAGTGGACGAGGCTGCATTCGTTGATGGCATGGACGAGATGTGGGCTGGTCTTTACCCAACGCTATCCACAGGTGGTCGTTGCATCGCTCTTTCCTCGCCAAACGGCGTGGGTAACTGGTTCCACAAAACATATACAGAGTCCGAGGAAGGAAAAAACGATTTCAATCCTATAACTCTACCATGGGATATGCATCCAGACCGAGACCAAGAGTGGTTTGAAAAAGAAACTCGTAACATGTCTAGGCGAGAAATCGCTCAAGAGTTAGAGTGTTCTTTTAATCAATCTGGCGAGGGCGTCTTCCACCCAGACAACATGGAGCATATCCGTGCCGAAATAAGAGACCCAACACACAAAACTGGGATGGACCGCAACTTCTGGATCTGGGAAGGCTATCAAGAAGGTGCAGAATATCTCCTCGTGGCTGACGTTGCCAGAGGCGACGGCAAGGACCACTCTGCGTTTCACGTATGGCGTCTCGATACTTTTGAACAAGTAGCTGAGTACCAGGGCAAACCGAGCCTTGATGATTATTCGCACATTGTTTATGACGCATCAAAAGAATATGGCTTCTGTTTAACGGTCGTCGAGAACAACTCGCTTGGTATTGCCGTTTTGGAGAAGTTAAAAGATCTTGAACACCCTAACTTATATTACTCAGTTAAAGGCACGCATGAGTATGTTGATCGAGTCCAAGCTGAATCTATCAGCAATTCTATTATTGGTTTTTCAACAACACCAAAGACGAGACCACTCATTATTGCAAAACTGGAAGAGTTTGTTAGGAATAAACTAATTAAAATAAACTCGGCTAGGTTGTATAATGAAATGACGACGTTCATTTGGAACAATGGCAGAGCCGAGGCACAAAGAAGTTATAACGACGACTTGGTTATGGCTACTGCTATTTCCTGCTGGGTCAGAGACACAGCATTAGTTGTAAACCAAAGAGAGTTAGATTACAGAAAAGCGATGTTGTCTTCGATAAGCACGTCAAAGACAAAGTATGATAGCAGAATAGTTGGCATGAATGGGTATAAAGCCTCACAGGATCCTTTCTCCCCAGAAAAGCATAAAAGTTCTCAAGCATACGCACAAAAAAACTACATCGCTCTATTGAAGGGATAAAAAATGGCAGACCCAAAAAACCCAAGAAACGAAGCAAGCCCCTTGTACAAAATACTTACAAGGCTTTTTTCCGGTCCTATCGTAAACTACGATACGGAACAGCAGAATCGCTATCGCCGGAAACAGCTTGATAAATATGGCACAAAGTTTACCTCGTTATCTGGCAAACAATTTAAAAAAGCAGAAAACAATATTTACGAAAACTACTCTGCGAAGTACTACGCTTCACAAAACAGAGCAGAAAGATACATTGATTTTGATCAAATGGAGTATACACCCGAGATTGCGTCAAGTCTTGACATTTATGCAGACGAGATGACAACATTCTCTGACTTACAACCATTGCTTCACATCCTTTGTCACAATGACGAGATTCGTTCAACGATTAAGACTCTCTTGTATGATGTGCTGAACATTGAGTTCAACCTTTATGGCTGGGCTCGTGGCATGTGTAAGATGGGTGATTACTATCTTTACCTTGACGTTGATGAAAAGATCGGTGTCAAATCCGTTTTGGCATTGCCATCATCAGAGATTGAAAGATTAGAGGGCGAGGACAAAACAAACCCCAACTACATCCAGTACCAGTGGAACTCCGGTGGAATGACGTTTGAAAACTGGCAGATTGCCCACTTCCGTATTCTTGGTAACGACAAATACTCACCATACGGAACATCAGTTTTAGAGCCTGCCAGACGCATTTGGCGTCAGTTAACAATGCTTGAAGACGCAATGATGGCTTACCGCATTGTTCGTTCGCCAGAGAGAAGAATTTTTTACATTGACGTTGGCGCTATTGCTCCCGAAGACGTTGAACAATACATGGAGAGGGTCAAAACTTCATTAAAAAGAAACCAAGTTCTTGATCCTGATACGGGTCGTGTTGACTTGCGTTATAATCCGATGTCTATCGACGAAGATTACTACATTCCAGTCCGCAACAATCAAAGCTCCCGTATCGAGAACCTTCCTGGCGGTCAGTTCACTGGCGATATCGACGACGTGAACTACTTGCGCGATAAGCTATTTTCCGCGTTAAAAATCCCACGTTCTTACTTGGCTCGTGGTGAAGGAGCAGACGAAGATAAAACAACTCTAGCCCAGAAAGATATTCGTTTTGCCAGAACCGTTCAAAGGCTACAACGTTCGATTATCTCTGAGCTAGAGAAGATCTGTATTGTACACCTTTACATTCTGGGTTACAGAGGTCCAGATCTCCTATCATTCAAGTTGAAGTTAAACAATCCAAGTAAGATTGCCGAACTACAAGAGCTTGAGCACTGGGAGAAGAAGTTCTCTGTCGCTTCAGCCGCTACCGACGGCTTTGTGTCCCGCCGCTGGATTGCCACTCACTTGTTTAACATGACTGACGAAGAGTTTGTTCGCAACGAACAGGAAATGTTTTACGATGCGAAGTTTAGAGCGTCTGTGGAATCCGCTGGTCAGCCACCAGAGGAGGGTGGCGCAGCAGGAGCACTCGACCTTGGTGGTGATGATGACCTTGACTTGGGTGCTGAAGGCGATGACCTCGACCTCGGCGCAGAAGAAGAGGCTGGCGAGGCAGACACAGGTCCGCTCTTGGCTGAACCAGGGGATGAAGAGTTGACAGAGGCTGATGGAGACACCATTCATTACACTTTTAGGGATGGTAAGACCACAACCAACAAATCCAAAGGCAAAATGTACGAGCCTGTGAAGGTGGACCGTAGAAAAGACGGCGCAAAGAAGCGTCACAACAGTGCTTTAGCTAATCCACTAGGTGGACAACGCACCACTGCCCGCGCTACAGGGGCAGAAGAGTTAAGTAAACTTGCCAAAGGCTATGTTTTTAATGAAAGCAAAACTATTTATGAAGATATAGAGTCGGATATCCTGAACTCTAATAAGGAAATCGAAAAACTAATAGAAAGTTTGGGGAACAAGAATGGCTAAGCACAATAAGAAAAGAAACACTGCCTTTTTATTTGAGGCACTGGTCCGTGAAATGACGAAAGCCGCGATTCGCGGAGATAACGAGAAGAAAAAGAAAGTATTGTCTGTTATCAAAGAGCACTTTGCGAAAGGAACCATTCTTCACAAAGAACTCCAGCTTTATAAGAGTATTTACGAGACAAAAGAAGCGGACCAAATCACCGCAGCAAAGATTATTGTTGAGTGTCGCAACACCCACCTCCAGCTAGACAAAAAAGAAGTTTTTAAACGTCAATCATTCTTGATCTCTGAGGTTAATAAAACTATTTCGCCAAGAGTGTACAACAACTATGTTCCAAACTACCGCTCTTTAGCCAGCATTGCACAACTATTCTCTGATGAAACAGTTGGCAAAGCGAAGGTTTTATTGGAAACTAATCTTCTCAAAGAGATGACAGGGCAAAATGTCGCTGCTCCAAAAACTAAGACGATGGATCAGTTCACTTTCAACCAATACGTCAAAGTATTTAACAGAGAATATTCTTCCTTATTGCCAGAGCAAAAAGAAGTTTTGAGTCTTTTCATCGCAGATCACACAGGCTTGGTGTCTTATCTTAACGAAGAGCTTGCACGTCTAAAAGGTGTCTTGAATGAAAGCCTGAACTTGCCTGAAATCAAAGAGGATGGCATCATGGTTGAAAACACAAAAAAAGTTATTGACATTTTGGACAACGTTGCTAAACAAAAAATAAACGAGAACACAGTAGTTGATGTTCTCAAAGTACAGAAACTGGTAAGTGAGATTCAATCCAATGACGATTAAAATAAAGATTCGCCGCCAAAAAGAAATGGAAACGCTTAAAAAGAAAGTGGCTGTCACAAAGACACTTGACGGTGACCTCATGTTTCTTAATCATCCATTCATTACCATTGTTGCAAAGAAAGAGAAGGTTCTTTGCTTTGCTAAAGACGGTAACTATACAGATGATGCATATGCCTCCATGAAACGCCTTATGGATTATATGGTCAAAGTAGGTCTCGTAAGACCAGACTCTGTGCAAGGTGGAAATATTTATGCATCCCTAGAGGGCACCTACGGCAAGCCCACCGATGATCGCTCCGTTTTGCAGTTAGTCGTCTTTCATGTTGATAAGTTTTTGAAAAACGAAAAGGACGAAGAGTACGACGATTATTACAAAGATGAGTACGAGGAGTATTTACTCGACCCACCCGAGGATGACGTCACAGAGCTAGGCGAAGTGCCACAAGAGGAAAAGAAGGGCACTGTCCCAACTAACCCTTATATTACTCCGCTAATCTACAGGATCTAATGGAACTTATTACATTTATTTTAGTAGCCTATGGGCTCACACAAATATTAGTCTACGGTTCGATATTAAATACAATAAGACCCACAAAAGGAAAACTCGGAGAACTCTTCCATTGCCCGATGTGTATGGGCTTTTGGGTAGGGTTCTTTCTTTGCGTCATTTCTCCCTTTACATCACTATTTACATTTGAACCAAACTTCATAACACCCTTTTTATTGGGGTGTCTAAGTTCTGGAACAAGTTATATTTTCTGTCAAGTATTCGACGACGAAGGAATAAAAATAAAATGGACAAAGTAAAACTACAAGAAATGATTAAAGAAGAGGTTCAAAGCCTCCTTAGTGAAGCCGACATGAGAAGTCCGGCGCAGAAACTCCAAAGCTTAATTCGACGTCTAAACGCCAGTGGCGATGAAACTCAACGAGCCATCGCAGCCGAACTCATAGAAATTTCAAACGAACTGGAAGGTCGATAATGAAGAACATAAACATTTGGGTAGATAATCATTGGATGCTTCGCCCACCAACAAACTGCTGTAAGGGGTCTTAGCTATGTCAAAGAAAGAAGTTTTAATCGAATATTTTCAACTTGAAACACTAACGGAAGCCAAACGTGCTGACGATGGTTTTGTTTACCTAAAAGGTCTCCTACAACACGCCAATAAAAAGAATGGCAATGGTAGAGTTTACCCACCTCGCGCTCTTGCAAGAGAAGTCGAGAACTACCGAAAGATTGTCCGTGAGCGCAGAGCCTACGGAGAACTCGACCACCCCGACACATCAGTCGTAGAACTAAAAAACGCATCACACCTTATTACTGAAATCCATATGGATGGCGATGCAGTTTACGGAACACTAAAACTACTCAATACCCCAGCAGGAAAGATTGCACAGCAACTCGTCCTA